ACCATTGTGCAGTTGCTTTAGCTCATGTTGATAAATGGGTACATATGAAAGTTGGAAATGAATATGCACAGTCGGCACCTGTAGTTGTAGTAGATGCAGTTAGGTACTGGACACCTACTGCCTCTAAAAGCGTAGATTTTAGCGAAGTAAAAGATTACATATTGTCTTTGAGACAAAGGGGTTTTAACATAAAATTAGCTACATTTGATAGATGGAATTCACATGATATGATGCAGCAACTAAAAGGTTATGGGATAAACACAGAGCTTTTATCTGTAGCTAAAAAACACTATGAAGACTTTGCCCTTGTCGTAATGGAAGAACGTGTAAAGGGTCCAAAAATAGATCTTTTAATAGATGAGCTTTTACAATTAAGAATTATGAGAGATAAGGTAGACCACCCAAGAAGGGGGTCAAAAGATCTGGCGGATGCTGTATGCGGATCTATTTATAACTCAATGTACCATTCTAAGAAAAATACAAATAGGGAAATAGAAATACATACATACACTGATGCAAAAAGAGACAATTATCTTGAAGATAAGCAAAAAGAAATAGATAATCTGGTAAGACCCCCCAGAAGAATGCCAGCAGAATTATCTGAAGCAATGGCCAATATAGAGGTTATTTAGTAAATCTCCTGATGTATAATTAATTGTGTAGTCATTGACTACACGGGAGATATGGAGATTAATAAACTTTTTAGAATAACAATTGCACTAGTATTAGCATTTTCATGGCAGCTATTAGGTAGTGCAAAGGCTGACTATCCCACCCCCGTTCTCAACCAGGCCAATGAAGATATAATGAAATTGACTGCCGATCTAGAAAACCTAGTAGATAAGGCAGAAACTCAAAGACTTACAGAATTAGCTAATGTAAAATTTAATGATGCCCTAGTTGCTAGGGAATACCTTGTAGAGGCCCAGCAAGAGCTCCAAGAGGCTCAGGAAGCTGAAACACAGGCGCTTAGTGATAAAACTAATGCTCAGGAATTGGTCGACTCTCAGACCCCTATAGTAGCCTCTAACCTAGAAGATAAAAATGAAGCCCAAGACGCTCTAGATATAGCAAACATAAATCTTCAAACTACGCAATCTGTTGTTCAATCTGCTGGTAATTCAGGATTACAATATACTGTTTATCATCTTGCAAGAGGATGGAATGGTGTAGCAATACCAGATTCAGTAATATGCACTGGAGTATGGAATTCAAATTCAATGCAGCCGCCAGTATGCGGTTATTATGAAGACTTTATAGTTAAATTTACTGGAAAGATTACGGTTCCTTCTCATTGGACCACCACCTATTTTGCTGGATATACAGATGATGGATTTAGAATGTATGTAGACGGACAGCTTGCAATTGATGAATGGGTAGAAAAAGGATCTTCTTGGAGCGAATATTCTCCAGTTTATAATGTTAGCCAAGACAAAACACTAGATGTAGAAATATGGTGGTACAACGGAGGAGGCCCAGGATATTATCATCTTGGATGGGCAATTCCTGGAGGCTGGACAGGAGCAGGGTGTGATTATACTGGAGGCTGGGGTGTAGGATTTAGTTGTAATCTAAATACATTTTCTTATGGGGTAGGTGCAACACAAGCACAAATTGATGCATATAATGCAGCTGTTACTGCTCAAGCTGCAGCACAAACAGATTATAATACAAAACTTGCTTCTTACAATTCATCAAATACATTGTTAACGCAGTATCAAAATAATCTTACTTCTAAAACTACAATATATAATAATTCTGTTTCTGTTAGAGAAGATGCCGAAGATGATGTAGAGACAAAAGAAAATAATTATGAAGAAGCAGAAGCAGAAATGTTAGAAGCAATAGAAGATGCTAAAGAGGAGTACGCAAAACAATTAGAATTTGAAAACAAACAAAGAATAGCGGCAGCAATTGCACAAGCTTTGGCAAATCAAGTTCAACCTACCCCTGAGCAATCCACAAACCCAGAGCCAACACCAGAGCCAACACCAGAAGAGACCCAAGAACCAGAACCATCACCTACCCCCTCTCCTGAACCAACGCCTGAGCAAACTGAACCAACCGATCCCACTCCAGAGCCAACCCCTGAAACAACACCTTCGGAAGAACCAACTCAGGATTCAACCCCTGAGCCTTCACAAGAGCCTGAACCTCTGCCAACGGATACAGTTGTAGATCCAACTCCAGAACCAACTCCAGATGTTTCTCCAGTTGAGGATAAAACACAAAATACTCCCGTCTCTAACGAAATGGCAAATCTAATTGCTGATCTTACCAATAGTAACACATTGACTAAATTAACGCCAGAACAAAAAGCGGCTGTAGCAGGAACCCTTGGTATTAGTGCAAATGAAATAGCTAAAGTAGCAGAGCTTGCAAAATCGGACCCAGTAATTGCCGAAGCTTTGGCAGAATTCGGTGATCGTGCAAATGAAAATTTAGATGCACCAATGCCATACACATTAGCTGACGCAACAACAGAATTACAAACAGAAGCATTTTTATCAGACCCATTAGGTGCTGTATTGGATATAAATCCAGCAGAACTATTATCAAATTTCTCTGAGTTAGGTATGGATATGACTGATGATCAGAGAGAAAAAGCGCAAGAAGTAATTATCCCAGTAGTACTTGTTTCTAACATTGTATCTGCGGTAATTGGAATGAGGAGGTAATATGAAGATAATTAAGAAAGTCGTGAAAGGCTTCTTTACATGGCTTAAGGACGCAGGAGTTGAAGTAATTGCACAAGCCTTTACCCTCCTTGGCTTCTTTATTGCATGGCTTACTCTGACGGGATCCGCCAGAGATATCGTTGGATTGGCAGTATTAGCTACAACAGCTATTTGGCTAATAACTATTCCAATGAGAAAGGAGTAAAGAATATGGCAAGAAAAAAGGAAATCGATATTACTGTAACTGATCCAGAAACTGGAGAAGAAGTAATTGGTTCATCAGCCGTAACTAATATTTGGAACATCCTAATGAGAATTGTTGCAGTTTTTGCAGCGTCTGGACTTTCAGTTATTGGTGCAGGTTCATTGGTCGGAATTGACACAATGAAGGCTGTTATTTTGGCTGGTACTCTTGGTGTTGCTACGGTAGTTGAAAAACTGGCCCGTGCATTCCTTGACGATGGAAAGCTGTCTGCTTCTGAAATCAATTCAGCATTTGCAAAAATTGATAAAAACGCACAAGAATAGTAGACAAACAAATTATGGGCGTGTATAGTTGATATATACGCCAGCGATGTTAGCTCAGTTGGTTAGAGCCCCCGACTCATAATCGGGTCGTCGTAGGTTCAAGTCCTACACATCGCACAAGCCCTATATGGATACTTAGGATGGATAGTTACACATCTCCCAAAATTATCCTGCCAGTGCAGCGGGAATTGCCATATAGGGCCCCTTTTGGTAGAATATATATATGGTCAGGAGGCCAAATGGATGGGGTTAGTTTTTCATTAACTGGATATCAGGACACTGATGGCTCAATAAATATGACGCTATCTGCTAATGATAATGTTAAAATAAACATACAATACTCCGATCCAATGTTAGTTCAAACTGTTATATTTAATTTGCCTTACATTTTGAACGACATGTTAGATGAAGCTTTTGAAGATTCATTTAATTATAATATTGACGAAGAATTAAAAAAGATTCTGGAGGAGGGAAAGTAATGCCTAAGAAAAAAGCGCATGCTTTTAATCCTACACAAATTAAAAACGGAATGATTGTTAGACTTCGTAAAGATGGAACTATCAAGGCTATTATTGGTCCTTATATAGTTAAACATACAAAACAGAGGAGAAAAAATAATGCCATATAATATTGGAAAAAAAGGATCTAATGGTTGTTCGGGATACCCTGTTGTAAAAGATGACGGGGAAGTAATGGGATGCCATGAAACTAGAGAAGATGCCCTAGCACAACAAAGAGCTCTTTATGCAAATGAAAATAAAGTTAATAAATCAGAATTCATGGGATCAGATAAAGACCCTATAACTGGAGAAGAGAGAGAAGATATATTGGATGACTCCGATTTGTCTGTAGGCTGGAATGGAATGTTTACTCCAGTAACTCCTCAAATTAAGAAAGCCAAAACTAATTATGATAATATAATTAAGCCAAGAAAAGGTGAGCCTTCAAATAAAGAACTATATGCTAGAATAGTGGCTGAAGCTAAGCGTAAATTTGATGTATACCCATCAGCAGTAGCAAATGCTTGGGTGGTGGCAGAATATAAGCGTCGTGGTGGAAAGTATCGTTCTAAGTAATTTTTCAGCAAAGACCCTTGCCAAACCCCTGATTTATAGGGTATAGTTAATTATGTGGCTTTATTGGCGATTAGCTCAGTCGGCAGAGCGGGAAGCTGTTAACTTCTAGGTCCCTGGTTCGAGTCCAGGATTGCCAGCGGAATATCCAAAAGGATACGTCCAAATCTATCGGTAGAAAAGGATAAAAAAGGAAAAAAATGAAGAAACTATCAATTCTAGTCGCTTCTGTATTGGGACTTTCAGCACTTGCTGCAGTTCCAGCACAAGCGGCTCCAATGACAGTTGCAACATCAACAGGTGCGGTGGCAGGTGGAGTTACTACGTGGACAACAGTTACCACAGGTACAGCTTCAACTTCTGCAATCACACGCCCAGTTCCAGAGGATAACGTAATTGACGACAGCGATGTTGTTAGATTTGTTGCCACTGTGGACACAGGCACATCTGTTGTTGCAACAGCAACAAATGCAACAATCGTTGCAGCAACAAATGCTGCAGCAGCACCAGTAAATGCATCGTCAGGATCATCATCTTTGACAATTGCAACTGGTACTGGAGACAAGGCAACATTCTATGTCTATACAAAGACAACAGCAGTTGGAACAGTTGTTATCACAAATCAGGGTACAACCC